GCCACCTTTACCGCGTGTTGTAAACGAAACTTAGGTACCCCTTCGTGAATTTCTTCACTATTGGGTATAAGTCCGAATTCTTTAGTTACATCTTCGAGCTCTTTCACAAGAGTCCTCATGTATTTAGAAAATACGCTATTAAATGCGTCCTCACTTATTACTGAGTTTTTGTAACTATGCAATTCACGATCAAAGAATTTAGTGTTTAAACCAGCACCAATCTCGAAAGAGAGGCGTGTCGTGCACTTTAATCTTGCTTCTCTTAGTTTAAGGATGATTTCCCCATAACTCTTAGAAGGATCTAGTGACTCCCAACAAAAGTTAGGAATACTTTTATCACTCGTCGATTTACTAACATACCAGTCAACTATTGATTTGTCCATATCGGACATTTCGTCGTCTGGAATATCGATCTCGTTGGATATTGCGTCAATGGCTCTCTTAGATTCCAGTATGGAACTACTAAGAAGGCAGTACCAGTACTCCTCAGAACCGGTAACCAAGTTGTAAAACTCGATCTCTTCTTCATTCAAAAGGGATTGTTCCTGAAGAAAACATTTTAGTGCGGATGCTAATACCAGTGAGTGTGTATCATCATATAACACCTTATGACAGATTAGTGATTTCCAAAATATAGTGAATTCCCAAGGTTTAAATCTCGATGAACCACTTTGTCTTTTTAAGGACATTAAATCGTGGAAGAGTCTGGTTACATTAATAATGGCACCGCGTTCTTCAAGATGAAGAAGCAACGATTTGACTCCCATTAGGTTATCCCTAATGGACAGGCACAATTTAGCAGAAATTCTTGAGACGTCTAAACCATAATTTATGTTTCTAGAGACGTATTCGCAGACCAAATTTGATTCGGTTGCTATCTTGCTTTTCTTTTGATTCACTGGAACCCCTATAACCTTAAAAAGTTGTGGAATAGCTCCTTTTGGATCGAAGGCGTAAAGATCGTCTCCGACTGCGGATCGTGGATATTTGAACTGAGATAGTTTCTCTCCGTATTTCGTCACGTACGTGTACTTTATTAGTAACATCGAAGTGAGTGATGCGATTTGGAACGAACCTCGGGTTCCCATTCCCTGACCAACTGAATATTTGATCATTTTCTGTTGTGCTCCAAGTTTCCAAGGGCACTTAACGACCAATGATTCCCAATGTTCAGCAATTTTACTGCCAAACATCTCTTCCACGACTATTTTCTGAAGACTCGCCGGTAAAC